CGTAAAAATGAAACTATTTTTTGGAGTAAAGGTAATTACGGTGTTATTACAGATGGAATATTTTCAGTAGATGCAGATAATGGAATTAACATAAATTCAAAAAATAATAATATTGATATTCAGGCTTATGAAAAAAAAATAAAATTTTATTTAGGAGATAAAGGCGAAATTTATTTAGGGACTAAAGGTGGAATTCGCGGGAATGAGCCAGGTCAAGAATACTTACCACCGGTAGTAGACGGACTTATCTTAATAAAAATTTTGGGAGATATATTAGCGGAAATCATAAATTTACGAGATGGTGGTTTACTCACACCTGCGGGGCCTACATCTGGTATGAATCCAGAAAGAAAAGAAAAACTAGATGCGATTGCAAAAGAAATTGAAAAATTACCTTCTACAAAAGTATTTATTCAAATGTAATCGAAATACACCTAAATAAAATTAATAGATAATATAAAATTAAATGAATCCAGAATATGATGCTATATTAGTTGGTGGATTAGATGATAGAAAAGGTGATTATAATATTACGCAACAGGTTAATCTTTTTAAGGAGGGATTTGGTGTCGAAAAAAAGGTATTTGGGTTTAGATATACGGCAACTTCTGCTCAGATACTTCAGCGTATGGCACTCTCCCCTAAAGTGCCTGTAATTTTATTCAGCGCAGGCAATACAAAAGTAACAGGATTGCTGGGAAGTGAGCTTATTGATAAATCAAAAGTATTTTTGGTAGAAGCTTACACCGAATCAGATAATGTAAAAAATATAATTTTAAATGCAGTAGATAAAGGTGTTCCTTTAACAAATGTATATGCTGGGCCTGATAAAGCAAGGGGTGGAGCAATTACTGGAGCATCGAAAACGCCAGGTTCTCTTAAATACGTTGGAGGAATATTAAAATCCATAGTAGAAAAAGAAAAAAAACAAAATACTTCTGCAGGAAGTGGTACATCTTCGGCTTCTGGTGGAGATGTAAATGCAGGCGTGGGATTAAATGCAGGCGTGGGATTAAATGCAGGCGTGGGATTAAATGCAGGTGGAGCAGAAACCGGTTTCGGTGGAACGAGTGGATTTACACCAGAACAAATACCAGCTAGTTTATTAGGTGGGATTGGTTCGAGTTTAAATTGGGGTTTATTCAAACGACAAGTAAAATTGGTTATGGAGTCTCCACCGGCTTCATTTGATGTGTTAGCGAATGCAATTGCAACTTCATATGATTCGGTGATAAAAATACCGCCTGCAGGAGATTTAATGAATAAAAATCCTGTTTTGGGAGGAAATGTTTTAGCATTAGAAAACCAATTAAAACTTACTTTTTTACAACAATCAAATTCAATTGAGCAATTACCCATTTTCGATTCATTTGCTAATGGATTGGTTCAATATTGGGGAGGTTGCACACTTCAACCACTATATCCACCTTTAATTCCTGTTGCAGGTGCAATTGCTAATATACTACCCGTTACTCAGGTTATAGTTACTAATCCAGGCCCACAAATAACATATCCATTTACTTACGAAGGATTAGATAATGTTGATGGTTTTATCGATAAATTTATTTTATTAGCAAATTTACATTTATCATTTGTAAGTGGGTATATTTTTACAACTGCTACTTTTCCAGGCGGAGTTGTTGGTATCGGAGTTGGAATTTGGACAGGATATTCTATGACGGGAAATTTTGATTTAGGTAATATAGATCCTTCAAAATACATAGCGAGTGAAGAAGCGTTAAAAAGATTGGCAGCTAAATTTACTGGAATTGTTAATCCATCTGAAATACAAGCCAACCTTCAATTATCAGCTGATGAACTTTTAAATTTTACTCAAGTATCAGGAGGAATATCAGAAGGAATATCAGAGGATCTTGCATTAAGCGATTCACTTTCAACGTATATAAAAGAAACACCATGGAGTGCTGCTTTTATAAGTTATGTAATGAAAAAATCAGATGTGGCATTTCCAGCGAGACCATCTCATACTGCATATTTAAACGCATTAAAAACTGGTTATCCAAACTTTACCTTATTAGATCCTTCGGTAACCAATGTTCAACTGGGAGATTTGGTTGTGTTTAATAGAGCTGGAAATAATCAAACTTGGGAAAAAGGAAATAAAGGATCTTGGAATGGATTTTCACATGGTGATATTATAGTATCTATTTCATCTAAAAATGCGCAAGGGATAGGCGGTAATGTGGGTAATACAGTTAAGCCAAAACCATTTCCTATATTAAATGGTAAGTTAACTGATGAGGGTATTTTTGCGATTGCTCGGCCAAAAGAAAAAGCAGCCAATATAGTTAATACCGCTAAACTGGAATATGAACTTTGGTCTAAAAATAATTGGAAAGAAGATAACCCGGCCGCATTAGCAACATTATCAGAGTATTATAAGGCTGCTAATATTAATCTTTCTAATTTTGCATAATTTACTATAAAGAGTTAGTATTACTAACTAACACAAAAACAAAGACTTAAATATTTATAAATATAAACAAAGAAATATGAATACAGACAAACTTTTTAAAGCCATTCAGATTGTGGTTAAAGAAGAGGTAAAAAAACAGATTATTATTATTAAAGAAGAGGTTAGAAAGGAGATTTTGGCCGAATTAAAGAAATCTAATGTAAAACAACCTATTTCTGAAAAAAAGGTTGATAATCCATTCGATAGAGCATTGGCATTATTAGAAGAAGATAGAGAAGTTGAACAAAAGAAATATTCAAGAAATCCTATTCTTAATAAAATTCTTAATGAAACTGCCATTAGACCTAATTTTAGTAGAACTGATGGTGAATATGGAACTATTACACCTGAAATGATAGGATATGGAGACCCGAAATTGGGATTCAAAAATCAAACTAATCAATCAATGCCTGTAACAGGTAATGATATATTAGATAAAGCAATTGCTAGAAGTGCAGCGGTTTTAAAAGCGAGTAAAAATAAAAATAGATAATAGATGGCGATAGTTATTGGGCCTAAATTAGTAAAAGATTTACCTGAAAAAGATAGAGTTGCTATTGGAATTACTCTTCCTTTCCAAAGGGGAAATAATGGATATTTTGCCCAATCGTATCAAACAATAGAACAAATAAAATCAAATATTAAAAATTTGCTCCTTACAAAAAGGGGTGAAAGAATAATGCATCCTAACTTTGGGACAGCATTACATGAGGCATTATTTGAACAAAATACCGATGATTTAGAAATAAAAGTTCAAAATTCAATTGAAGAATCAATTGCTAGATGGATGCCTTTTATTTCGATTGAAGAAATTATACTTGATCAATTTAACTCTGATAGAGATAGATATAATTTTAATGTTTCAATATCCTTTAGGGTTTCAGGTCAACAAAATTTGGAGACGGTCACATTTAATGTAGAAGAATAATGGCATTTAAAGTAACAAATAAAAAAATAGGTAGAAATAGTAGAGATATAAACTATTTGGGTAAAGATTTTCAATCATTCAGAGATAATTTGATTGAGTATGCAAAAACCTATTTTCCATCATCCTATAATGATTTCAATGAAGCATCGCCTGGTATGATGTTTATTGAAATGGCATCCTATATTGGGGATGTTTTAGGATATTATACCGATTCTACATTGAAAGAAAGCTTTATTCAGTATGCAGGTGAAGAAAAAAATGTTTTTGCTCTAGCAAATTTATTAGGTTATAAACCCAAACCCACCTCTCCTGCAATTACAACATTATCAGTTTATCAGTTATGTAAAGCCACTTCAGCGGGTGTATTAGATACAAAATATTTACTTAGGATTGATGCTGGATTGGAAGTTCGTAGTTCATCAAATAGTGCAATTACTTTTAGAACAACTGAAATATTAGATTTTAACGATGCTAATGACAGAGAGGTAAGTGTTTATAGCACAACACAAATTACTAATATTCCAGATTATTTTTTAATAAAAAAGAAAATTCAGGCAATTTCAGCAAATGAAAAAACTTTAGAAAAAACATTTACTGTATCTGAGCCGTATTTAAAAATTAATATACCTGAAACAAATGTTATTTCAATAGAAAGTATAGTGGATGATAATGGAAACAAATTTTATGAAGTACCATATTTGGCACAAGAGACTATTTATATTGATTATCCTAATGTAGAGCAAAACGATCCAGATTTATTTCAATTCTCTACTACTGTACCATATCTTCTTAAATTATTAAAAACTTCTAGAAGATTTGTTGTCAAAACAAATGAAAATTTTAGCACTTCAATTTGTTTTGGGGGTGGGGATAATTCATTATCTGATGAATTAATTATTCCAAATCTTAAAAATGTTGGTTTAGGATTAAATAATTCAATAGATAGAATAGCAGAATCATACGATCCAACTAACTTTTTAAAAACTAAAAGTTATGGACAACCACCTTCAGCAAATACTAAACTTACTGTAAAATATTTAACAGGTGGAGGTGTATCAGCAAATGTACCGCAGGGTGATTTAACTACAATTACAAACATTGTATATAATGATGATTTAATTGATACGTTTCCTGATATTAGTTTACCGGTATATAATTTTTCAAAAAATTCAGTTGCAGTGGAAAATGAAATACCTGCAAAAGGAGGAAGAGGTTTTGATACAATAGAAGAAATTAGAGAAAGTGCATTAGCAAATTACGCTTCACAAAATAGAGCGGTTACTGCAAGAGATTATCAAATTAGGGCATTATCAATGCCAACAAAATATGGTGCTATCTCTAAAATTTTTGCAATAGGTGATAATTCATTAAATTCAAATTCGCCAGAAGCAATATTAAATCAAACAGATAATGTTACCGAATTTGCTGAAATAGTAAGAAGTATAGTAAATTCCTCATTAGCTAAAGGTGGAAAACTTCCAACTACTAATGAAATAAAACAAAATGTTAGAGATTTCGTTCAAAAAACCACTCAATCAGCAGAATTAGTTAATCCATTTGCTATAAATTTATACACTTTAGGTTACGATTCGAATGGAAAATTAACCACACTAAATAGAGCAGTTAAAGAAAATTTAAAAACATATTTAAATGAATTTAGAATTCTAACTGATGGTGTTAATATAATTGATGGTTTTATTATCAATATTGGAATCAACTTTGATATAACTGTATATAAAAATTATAATAATAGAGAGGTTGTTTTAAAATGTATAGAAGAATTAAAATCAACATTTGCAATTGAAAATTGGCAATTTAATCAAACAATTAATTTATCTGATATAGAGTTAATTT